TACAACACCACCAACAATGTTACTAATAATCTCAGCTTTTTGAGATTCATCAATAGCACCGCTATCAACTAGTTCCTGTACTGTTTCTTTAGCTCTGATATAAGCAGAGTTACCTGATAACGCCTGTCTTACAAGCGTATCAAACTTCTCTGCTACATCTAAATCGTTAGTTACTGTAATAGTAGCCATGTTTTAATCCTACTCTTCGTAATTTGGTGTATAAACAAAACTAGTGTCATTATCTAGTGCTGTCTGTTTAGCGTCTTCAGAGCGTTTCATAACAGTGTCTAGCCCTAGCTTAGCTGCTTGTTTATCTTTCAATACTCTGTCTGCATAAGTCGATTTGACTTGAGCAGTCTTTAACTCTTCTTCAGTGCCAAGTATTACTTGTTGAAGATTCTCTGTCTCTATCTGTTCATCCATTATAATACGCTTTTTAGCACCATCTAATAAAAGTTCAGAATCTTGTGTTTGCAGTAAATCTACTTCTTCCTCAAGCTTTTCTAGCTGTACTGGTAAGATGTTGTCAACTTCATACTGTTTAGCCTCTTCTTCAGTGTCTAGAAGAGTTCTTTGCTTAGTACCTGTTAGTTCAGCTTCTACCATTTGACGTTCAGTTACGTCTGTATCTTTTTGAATCTTAGCAAGCTGTGCAGGTAGTGTATTAGCTAGTTCATAAGTCTTAATCTCTAAGTCTTTAGTAGCTAGCTCTAGCTGTTTAGCTTTTAAAACGTTATCTGCAAGTACACCTTCAACCTGAGCTTCTGTTAACTGCTCTTGAAGAGTAAACTGAATACTCTGTGATAGAGCAGCCTGTACGCTGCCTAGGTATACGTTTGCGTAGTCTGCACCCGTAATTCTATTGTTGAGGTATTGAGTTTCGATTTGGCTATTAATGCTTTCCATTAACTTGTCGAAAACGCCAGTGCCTCCAGAGTTGGTAATGTCATCTACATTAATGTCAGCCATGCTTGTTCCTTTAATTATCTAAATAATACTTATAGTATTATACTTTATTACGCTTTATTGCTCAATTAGAGCTAAGCACCTAAATTACCTATCTTAACTCTAATGTTGCCATCACCATCGTATACTCTTATACCATTAGAGTCCATAGTAGTACCTGCGGATGTAAGAGCAGTAGCAGTATCAAACTGCGTAGTAACAAAATGTCCAGCCCCTACCGCAGCTGCACTTAAAGTTCCTTCTACAACAGCATTACCGTTTATAGTAAAAGCAGTAGATGAAGCCCAAGCGCCACTGGTATACTCGTATATATGAGTACCACCATTAGACGTTTGTGAGTTATTGGTAACAATTAAAGTGTCGCCTTCTATCTCTTCATCGTAACTAGTGGTGGCTGCAGCAACCCAATAAGTACCTACAGTAGCTGCGGCAATATTACTTACATCTATACTATCGTCGTTAATAGTGTGGCTAAGTACCGCAGTACCTCTAAAACCTTGTACACCTTTTCTAAGTAAGTCTTCTACAGAAGGTCCCTGAGAGTCCATTAAGTCTATTCTTGGGTCCCAAAACCATACTTCGTCTGCAGCACTGCTTGTGTTGTAGTATTGGTACAGTCTGATATGAGAAGTAGTAGTAGCAGAATGAAACTTAAATGATGTTGTACCAGATACCTTAATACCAGTCTCCACATCATAAACCCCACCATTTATAGGGGCAGTAGCTCCTGTACCTGCTGGGTGTATATATCCAGTAACTAAGTACCATCTGTTACTTTTAGGCAAGTCTCCAACCCAAAAGTATGGATTAGTGTTTTCAGTACCATTCATATTTAAAATATGAGATCCACCAGCACCATGAGTACCTACGTACTTACTACCATTATTACTAAACTGTTTAATAAATGTCGCAAAACGATAAGTTTTTGTGTTGTCTATACTTACGTAGCTAGCATCAAAACCGCCATCATTGTCATTGTCTGTACCATTATTTACAGCTTTCCATATTACGTCTTGGCCTCCAAAAGGAGTATAATCTATTTCTCTTCTATCACTGCCATCATTAGGACCATTCCAAAAAGTAGCAGCTCCTGTTCCTGCAGGAAAAGGTTTATAATCAGCAAGTAAGTCATTTACTTTTAATGCGATAGTACCATCTTCCCCAGGCTTTCCAGGTGCGCCATCTTGACGTTGCGCGTAAATAGATGGTGCGCTCCAAGTAATACTTTTAGCCGTTTCTGTAATGTTTCCAGTAACTAGGGCAGTAGACACATATACTTTATGACCATCAGTAGTTATACCTGGTACAGACCTAGACCAACTATCGTTATCAATAGTAAGACTATCCGTACTAAAATCATAAGTACTTGTAGTAGGTTTAGCTACTGCTGAAGCACTAGGTGTACTGTATATAGAAAGCTCTCTAATAATAGGAGCATCTATTACTCTAAGACCTTCGTAGGTAACAGTACCACCACCTACAGGGGTTATTTCTTTAATTGACCATAAGTCCCCAGCACCAGCTGCAACTTGAGTTACATCTGTTTTCCAGTCGGCATTTTCAGAAGGTAAAGTAGTAGGCTCACTAGCGCTTCTTATAAAGAAGAAATCTACAGATCCACCATTCAATCCAGATGCACCTGCAAAAGCTACGGCTATTTTCTTAATAGACCCACCGTCAGCAGTAGTAGACCAGAATCTAAGAGTGTTACTTCCTACAACTAGGTTATCAAAACTAAATTGATACCACTCTTCTGTGTTATCACCTAATGTACGAGTAAACGGAACTGCAGTACCTCCGTTAAGAGATATGTTTACACCGCCTTCTGCGTCGTATGCAAGAACTCGTACAACTACATTACCAGCAAACAAGGAATCAAATACGTGCTCATCGGCTCCAGCTTCGTTAGTATTAGTTGGCCATGCATCCTCACCCTCAAACTCGTAGACTACTGGAGACACACCTTGTGCCGCTAATAGCTGCCACTTAAGAGGGTTGGTTCCAGGAACTTCGTTTTGCTCTGCGGTCATATCAACCATAGCTACATAGCTAGAGTTGTTATAGGATACTACATCACCTTTATCATAAGCCTCACCACTATCGTACACACCTTTAGGCTCGTTCTTAGTAGCTTCTGTATATTCAGTACCTAAGCTAATACCACTAGCCTGAACAGTAAACACTGCTTGTATATTAGGATATGAAGGAGATTTTAATACAAACCTTTCAGCGTTTATCCAAAACTCACTATCAAAAGCTGAATCTGGTGTTTCACCAGTAACATTTTCGTCTTGAGTTATAGCAGAAGCGTCTAAACCAAAACCAGTGTTGTAGTAAGTTTCACCTATTTTTAACACACTGTTGTAAGTAAAAGAGTTTGTAAGGGTTGTGATACTGTCATCAGTATAAGCTTCGCTATCAAGCCTTATACCGTTAGCTGTAGTAGCTACAATACCATTAGGACCTTTTACTTCGTTATCTAGGTCAACAAAAAACCTACTTTTAGAGATCACACTGGTAGGTCCAGTAGTATCCCACCCACTACCGTTAAATGTATATACAGTTGTATCCCTATTTGTAGGGTCAAATACAGTAAGTAAATCACCAGAGCTTAAGTACTTATCGCCCGTACCACTAGTTGTAGGGACTACATCCCAACTATCGGTATTTCGGTAGTAAAGTATATTGTCGTCTTTAAACCAGTACTGTACATTGTTACCTGAAATAGTTTCTTCTACAGCCGCTTCAATTTCAACATATGCTTCAGAGTCTGTAGTTATGTCACCGTTAGAATCTAAGTAATTGCCGTAAATGTCTGTGCTATATACTGCCTCTTTAATAACAGCTGTATAGTCAGCAGGAGCGTTATTACCACTCCATGCATAAAACTGAGATATTTTACCATCAGCAGCGCCTTGTGCTTGAGCAGCATCTTGTAGGGCTTCGTAAATATCTGTGTTATCTACGTCTAACCATTCAGGTATACTAGAATTGTACCAATAAGCTTTTCTAGTATCTTTAAAGTATACGATGTTGCCATGCGCATTTTCTTTTAACGCTTGCGTGTTCCACTCGTCATCTTTTATGTCTAGGGCGTTAGCTTCGTCAGTAGCATCTGCAATATCTGTATAACTTTCATAAAAAAAGTATTCAATTTTACCGTCTATCTGATTTTTTATGGTAGCGCTTTCAGGCTCCCAGGTATTTTCTATAAAGTCTTTAGCTTGTTCGTCAGCTAGTTCCCATTCTGAAGCTAGGAAACCAGTAGTTCTATGTGCAGTAGCTACATTAATGGTTTGTGGGGTTGTTACATCACCAACAGTAGTACCTGCCTTAACCCATAAGTCACCTATATCGTAAGGACCAGTAGGTTGAGCAGTAAATACTCTGCGTTTGTTATCTGCTAAGTCTTTAGCTTCTAGTGCAATTGTGTATGTTGCTTGTAGATCTGTATCTGCAACTAGTGCCCAAGTGTACCCATCAATGTCAGTTGAGTAAGGAGATGTTTCGTCTACAGCAGTTTTTATAAATTTATAGGATTTGATGTAAGTTCTGTTACCATTACCATCATCAGAATACTGTATGTACACGTCACCAACGTGAGCAGCCCTAGTATCTTCCGTACCTGCAGCTGTATCAGCAGCTATCCAAGTACTGTAAGGGGCTTGTGATGTATCTAGTTGATTGTTATCAGGAGTATTGTCATCTACATCTACACCCGTCATTACGTCATAAGTACCTGTAGTGTATTCAATAACACCGTCATTTTGTTTTTCTAGTATAGATACTCTAGATAAAACTCCAGTGCCGTTTGGATCACTACTACCGTCAAGACCTACGTAAGTTTGTAAACCGCTTATAGCACTTGCCTGACCTGATACGTCACTGTTAGTATCTTGAACGCTAGCATCTAAGGCAGTAATCTGTTGCGCTAACGCTTCNTCNCCATCAGCNCTAGCTTGGCTTATTTCAGTAATTCTNGCGTNAGTAGTACCGTTAAAACTAGCGGTAATATCAAGCACTCTTTGAGCAAATGACTCGTCTAGGTTAACAAGGGCAGTATCTAGGTCCAGTATAGTTGCACTGTTACCGTCTACTGTAGCATTTAAAGTGGCTAGTCTACTAGCTATAATACCGTCTACTAAAGACTGTATGTTTATTTGTTCTACGTAAGTATTTGCAGCAATGTCAATGCTATCTATAGCATCACGCACGTCTTGAACTAAGTCATTGTAGTTATCAAAGCTGCTAAGCATAGATGTGCTTACAACATTATCTACAATGTCTACTAACCACTGAGGAGCTTCATCTGCGCTGATAGATGCGTATAGACCATCACCTACTATAGAGTATTCTTGCTTAGAACCCTTAATAATAGATTCATTGTTTTCTATTTCTACGCAATGCTGATTATCTGTTACGATATCTTTAGTATTTGTAGGGGTTACTTCTGTGGTATCTAAAGAAACTTCTATATCTGTAGTTGTTTTAATCGACATAAACTTCTGGCACCTTAGCAATAAATTCACCATTGTTGACTGTGTTACAATCAATCAATAGTTTGTACGTAGGACGTAAGTAATAACGATCCGTCTTTGTACCTTTATCACTTACCAGATTTGCTGTTTCAGCTGAGGTAATACCTAGGGATACTTTACCACTAAGTGCATCACTTACGGTTAAAGCTTTTGTAAGTGCTACAGTATCGTCGTCTAGTTTGACTAGTTTAGCAACAAACGTATCACTTGCAGGAATAATTTCCATAGGAAGAGTAGAGTTGTTGGCTTTGATAGTGAATACAAAAGTATTATCTAGGTCTTTTGTAATATTAAAATTAGCTATATCGCAGCTCATGGTTCACCCTTTATAGTATAGATAAAAGGGCCAGAGGCCCTTCTATTAAATGTTCTCGTAAGAGATTGTATACCGTGGACGCATTCTGACTTGTGCTAAGCCAGTTTTATTATCACGTACGTGTAGAGGAATTCTAACAGCCTCTAGCGTTCGGATATGTCCCATCGCTACTTCAATCTTCTCATTCAGAGGTAGTATTACAGTACCTAGATCAAAAAACTCGTTAGAGCAGTTAACAGTACATGTAGTAGTTTGGTTATTTACTCTTTGATCATTATCAACAATAGTAATAACTTTAGTCTCACGAGCAGCTTTTTCACGTGCCATACGTTTAGCTACTTTAGGGTCCACTCCTGAAGGTTTAACTTCCGGTTTAGTAGCTTCTTTCTCTGCTACAACTGCTTCTAAAGCAGGGCCTGAAGTCTCTTGTGACTCGTAAAACGTTTCAATTTTTTCTTGAAGCTTATTAGCACCGATATTTTTGCTATAAGTAATACCTAGCTCATCAGCTTCTTTGCGTAGTTCTTGTAATGTAGACATTGTTCTAAGTCCTTAATAGGTTATTTAGAGGTTAAAAGATTAATTTAGCCTTCCTATTATATAAAACCGGCTAAATAATGTAAAGCTATAAATAAAAAACCCCTCCGGAGAGGGGCTTTGACATACTATAAGCTAGTTATTATGCAGATGCAGAAACTAGTACTTTAAGTAATTTTTCTTCTTCAAGGATGATACCTGCGTAGAAGAAGTTGTAAGAGAAGAAACCGTTAGTACCGTAAGGGTTAGCGTTTTCTACTTGCTCTGGAGACTTAGAGTTAAACTTGATTTTACCCTGACCTTTAAGACCAACAGTAGCAAAAGAGCCTTGAGTTGGGAATAAGATTGGGAATACGTCAAAGTTACCAGAAGTTACNGATAAACCACCAGTGTGACCAGTAGCGTCTGCACCCTGACCTGCATAAACAACTGCAGACTCAGACTCAATGAAACGAACTTCGTGCATTGCACCAACTTCACCTTCAGCTAAAGTAGCAGCAGAAGCATATTTGTGAGCTGGGATGTAAACGAACTCAGTCATACCATTGTCAGCAACAGTACCACGAGTAAGAGTTTCTAAATCACCCTTAACGTTTGCACCGATAACTGCGTAGTATGCTTTAGCAACTGTTTTAGTATCGATCTTGTTAGAACCAGTTACTAACTGAGTGTTCTTTTGAGCACGGTTGCGAACTAGTTTACGTACTGCTTTACGGATTAAGTCGTAAGAAACAGTAGAGTCAGCATCGATTTCACCGATAGCAGTTGCGTCACCAGCATACATTACAGTAGAAGTAGCAAGCATATCTAACTGCATTAAGTCTTCCATGCGAGAGTTTGCTAATTCACCTAGCTCTTCACGGTAGCGTACTTGGATAGAATCTTCAGAGAACAACTCTACTTCATCAGTATAGTCGATCATTTCGCCGTAGCGAGCTAAAGAAGTTTCCATTGTAACTTTTTGTAAAGAACGTTGGTTAACTGCACCAGCACCTTCTGTTAAAGAAGCATTGCTTAAAGCAGTGTTTACGTCGTCGATAGAACGAGCTGATAAGAAACCTTTTTCAGCGAATTCTGCATCGTTAAGAGCACGGTCATACATGTGCAAGAACTTAGAGATCTTGAATGTTTTACCCATTTTCTTAGGCATAGATTTGCGATCAGCGAACTGACCATAGACATTTACGCGGTTAGCAGCTTTAACACCTGCACGGTCGTAAAAGTGAACAATAGTATTAGCGCCAGCTGTGCTGTTTGCGCCGTTACCGTATACATTAGTAGCCATTAGAATAATCCTCAAGTAAGCTATTTAAGGGAGCAACATGCCCCCAATTAAGATGATTTACATATCGTCTTGTAATCGTTTATACCAATCATCAAATGCTTCATCTGAATCATCGAGATAATCAATTACATCACGACTTGCTGCGCTCTTTGTAGGAGCTGCAGCTTTTCGCTTCACAGAAGCTTGCTTAGTTGCAGTACGTTTCTGAGATTTAGCTTTGACTTCCGCTAACCTAGCCTTTTCGGCTTCAGCTGCTTCTCTCTTAGCTTGTTTCTCTGCCATACGCTCTTCATAAGCTTCTTGCTCAGCAGTTTGGGCAAAGTGCTGTTGAGCTGCCTCTTTGTAATAGTCTAAGTCTGATTTTTTTGCTCCGTCATAAACCTTTAGCTTCTCAGCTATGGGCTGTAACGTGTCATACATTCCGCTTTTAACGTCAGTATGTAGCAATCTAATCATCTCAGGATTCTGAGCCATGACATTCCATGAACCTTCATCCCACTGCTTAGACAGTACATTATGGGTCGTTGCATACTCTACGTCTTGGCTGATATCGTCAACGATATCTTTAATAGCCAAAGCACTGTCGTCTCGACCATAATCCTTAGCCACATATTTGCTCTCAGTTTCAGTATCTAGTTCGAGGGTATCAGTACCTGTTCGTTTCAACACTTCCGTGATCGCATCTTTGTCGCCCTTCAGTACATCAATCATAAGACTGACATCATCATGATTCAGCTCTGCGCCTTCAATAGCATCAATAGTCTTACGCCAAGGTTTGATGGTTTGCATCTTTTTGGTGTAGTCCATTGCTTGACCGAAGATTTTAGGGAATTGATCTACGATCTCTTCACTAGAAAACTCATAGTCTTTACCGTTAGCACGGAACTTATATGACTGTACTGGTTGCTCCTCTTCATCATCTTCATCAGCTTCATCGGAACTGGGTTCGTCATCGACATCTGAGTCTTCGTCAAGATCATCAGAGTCTGGTGCTTCGCCGTCTTCTTCAGTAGCGTCATCTGTTTCAGATTCGTCGCTAGTATCATGGCCGGAGTCCTCTAGATCTTCATCTTCAGGTTGCTCAGGACCATCGTCAATTTCTTCTTCAGTATCTTCGTCTAAAGATACTTCTTCGTCAGTGTCTTCTTCTACAGAAGGTTCTGACTCTTCAAAATCTGGTTCTGGAAGCGCTTCTGCTTCCATTTCTGTTTCAGGTGAGTCTTGTGATGCTTGAGCCTCTTTAAAAGCAGCTTCAAGTTCGTCATCGGACATATCCCACAAATTATCTTCGTTCATAGTCCTGCTCCTTTACTGAATAGTTTCGTCTTCGTCTTCTTCAGAAGGTATGGTACCTAGGTTCTCGATAGTTACGAAAAAGTCTTCTAAACTAGAGATCGCTATTAGGTCTTCCATAACAGCAGTTCTGTGCCCACCTGCAACAATTGCATCTTGTGCTAGTAAGCTAACACCATTCACAGCTTTATCTTTAAAGTAGCCTTCAAGAATAACTTTTTTAAAATCTTTGTTTTCTTTTAAGCGTTCGAGGGAAGTCCACATGTCTACCCAGTATTGGTTTTCTACTTCTAAAATTTGCTGATCGTTAAGGTTGTTCATAAATGAATCCTTTATATGTTAGTTTTGATTTTAATTACTAGTAATACATTTATAACCAAATGTAATACTAACCTATGTATATTATATAACAAAGGGGTTAGCTTCCGCAACCCCCTTGACATTTAACACTTTTTTTCTTCATGCTGCAACCACAGCTGGAAGATTTTTTCTTTTTCTTTCGTGGTTTTTTCTTCGCACCTGCATAGTAGTGAGTGACAGTTTGACCGTCACCGTCACCATATGTCATTTGATGCGCTAGACCTTGATCCACAACTAGTAGCCTTTACCGCCAGTAGGTGCTGCAGCCATCTTGCCTGCTAGACCTTGCTTCTTAGCTGCTTTCTCTTTACCTAAACACTTACCTGCTTTTGTACAAGAAGCTTTAGTCTTACATCCACCACATGGTTTAAATTTTTGCATGATTATCCCCTAGATACTTTTGCTTTTTCAGTATTACTTACGAATTGTTTTTTACCACCCTGAGAGCCAGCCTTCTTCTTTCTAGCTGTAGCAGCTCTTTCGCTTTTGCTTAAACTTTGAGCTTTCTTTCTAGGTAAACACCTATCAGGGTTTTTCTTGTTCTTTGAAGTACCGCATTTACCAGCAATGTTACCGCTAGAATTAATACGTACCCAATCTTCTGCCAACCATGCTGCTAGACTCATTTCTTTTTACCTTTACTGCCTTTCGCATAGTTAGGATCTTTACAGTACTTAGATGCAGCTAGGTTAGCATATGCGCTAGGGTACTTATCAAAAGTACGTTTAGCCCAGGCAATACCTTCAGCACAAATCTTGTTGTCTTTCTTTTTCTTACCTAGTGTCTCTGCTAAACCTTTAGCCATTACCATTTAACCTTATCAGCCCAATAAGCTGCAGACATTTTACCTTTAGCAATATTCTTAGCGTGACGTGCCTTAAACGACTTACGACGTTTTCTAGCAGCTTCTGACTCACCTTCTTTTCTAGGAGAACCACTTACGCCTTGTTGGCCAAAACGAATAATCTTTTTCTTACCACCTTCACA